AATAAAAAGAGTGAGGTTTTTCTTTGGAAAAGTTTTAGCATAGCTATGCCAACTTCCTTAGAATACAATGTAAACTACTGACATGAAATCGCCTTTTTGTTTTATAGTGAAGCCTCAAGGAGGAATGCGCTATGATAACCTAAGCAAGCATGGTGACGGAAAATTAATTACTAGTAGTTCTCAAGAAGATCACACTGCCACCAATAGATTTGCTACCGTAGAAGAAGTCCCTATTCTTTGGGCTTTTAACAAGAACATTAAAAAAGGAGATACTGTAGTAGTACACCATAACATTTTTAGAAAGTATTACGATATGAAAGGTGTAGAAAAAAGTGGACCTTGTCATTTTAAAGATGATCTATACTTAGTGGATATTGACCAGGTTTATTTACATAAAAGTAAAGACAAATGGAGTTCTGTTGGAGATTATTGTTTTATTAAGCCAACTGAAAAAGAAAAAGATGTTATATTGTCTGTGGATAGAAACAAGCAATTAGTAGGAAAAGTAAAGTATGGAAACAAAGAATTGGTATCTTTAGATATATTAGAAGGAGATGATGTTTGTTTCTTGCCTGAATCAGAATACGAATTTAAGATAGAAGGCGAAACTTTATACCGAATGAAAACAGAAGATATATGCGTATTGATATAAGTGTAAAAAAATTAAAAGAAGACATTATCCAAGCTGGAGAAATAGCGGTAAGAGAACTTATTAAAGTAGCTAAAGAAGATATCATTAAGTACGATGCCGAAGATGATTTAGCAGCAGACCGTTTAAAAAACGCAGCAGCCACTAAAAAACTAGCTATATTTGATGCTTTTGAAATACTTAAAAGAATACAAGAAGAACAAGCTATGCTAGAGGAAAGAAACATAGAGAAAAAATCTTATCAAGGATTTGCAGAAAAGAGATCAAAATAAATTACACAATGTTGTATTAGACACTATACCTAAAAGTGTTATTAGCACAAAGAACAAGGCTAAGACTTGGGTCTATGGTTATAATGAAAAGTATGATATAGTAGTAGTATCTAAAGACGGAACTCTAGGAGAAGTTTACGACATACAAGGATTCAGAGTGGGGCTTCCGAGTCAACCAAAAACAATAAACACTAAGTTTAATAAATGGTCATCTCAAGATATACCTAAAGAATTAAGTAATATTAACACGATATTTGATTGGCAAAAAAGAGACAATTCTTTTAAGTCTAAATGGGTAAGTTATATAGAAGAAGAGTTTGATAAAAGAGATCATGGTTACTGGTTTACTAACAATGGTCAACCTATATATATAACAGGAACTCATTACATGTATTTAAACTGGACTAAGATTGATGTAGGTAAACCAGATTTTAGAGAATCTAATAGAATATTTTATCTTTTTTGGGAAGGGTGTAAGGCAGATAAAAGAAGTTTTGGAATGTGTTATTTAAAAAACAGGCGTTCAGGGTTTTCATTTATGAGCTCATGTGAAGCTGTTAATCAAGGAACTATTACTAGAGATGCAAGAGTAGGTATATTATCTAAAACTGGAGGTGATGCTAAAAAAATGTTTACTGATAAAGTGGTTCCTATATCTAACAACTATCCTTTCTTTTTTAAGCCTATTCAAGACGGAATGGACAAGCCTAAAACAGAATTAGCTTATAGAGTTCCTGCCAGTAAGATTACCAAAAAGAATATGGGAAAAACTGACGAGTTGTTTATGGATGGCTTAGATACAGTTTTAGATTGGAAAAACACTTCAGATAACTCGTATGATGGAGAAAAACTACTGTTATTAATACATGACGAAAGTGGTAAGTGGGATAAGCCTGAAAACATTTTAAATAATTGGAGGGTAACTAAAACTTGTTTAAGACTTGGTAGTAAGGTGGTTGGTAAGTGTATGATGGGATCAACTTCTAATGCTTTAGATAAAGGTGGAGAAAACTTTAAAAAACTATATTATGATTCTGATGTAACTAAAAGAAATGCTAATGGTCAAACTAAGTCAGGGTTGTATTCATTGTTTATTCCAATGGAGTATAATTTTGAAGGTTACATAGATGAGTATGGACATGCTGTGTTAGAGACACCAGAAGAAAATGTTGTAGGTGCTGACGGAGAAGAAATAAGTTTAGGAGTAGTTGATTATTGGCAAAACGAAGTAGACTCTTTAAAAAGTGATGCTGATGCACTTAATGAATTTTACAGACAATTTCCTAGAACAGAGTCTCACGCTTTTAGAGATGAAAGTAAACAGTCTTTATTTAACTTAACTAAAATATATCAACAGATAGATTATAACGATTCCTTAATAACTCAACGTGTAGTTACTAGAGGAAAGTTTATGTGGAAAGATGGCATTCAAGATACTAAAGTTTTATGGGTTCCAGATAAGCATGGAAGATTCATAGTGTCATGGATACCTACAAAAGAGATGCAAAACAATGTCATTAACAGAAACAATAATTTTCTGCCAGGTAATGAGCACGTAGGTTCTTTTGGTTGCGATAGCTATGACATATCAGGTACGGTGGGTGGAGTTGGCTCTAACGGTGCACTGCATGGGTTAACAAAATTTAATATGGATGAAGCTCCTAGCAATGAGTTTTTTTTAGAATATGTAGCTAGACCACAAACAGCAGAGATATTTTTTGAAGAAGTTTTAATGGCCTGTGTATTTTATGGAATGCCTATATTAATAGAAAACAACAAACCTAGGCTGCTGTATCATTTTAAAAATAGAGGTTACAGGGCGTTTTCTTTAAATAGACCCGACAAGAGTAAATTAAAGCTTTCTAAGACAGAAAAAGAACTAGGTGGTATACCTAACTCATCTGAAGCTGTAAAGCAAGCACACGCTGCCGCAGTGGAATCTTACATTGAAAAATACGTTGGACTAGATTTAGAAGCTGACTACAGAGATTCAGATGAAATGGGTTCAATGTATTTTACCAGAACACTAGAAGACTGGGCTAAATTTAATATAAATAACAGGACTAAATACGATGCAACTATTAGCTCTGGTTTAGCTATAATGGCTAATCAAAAACACTTATACCACACTCCTAAGAAAGAATCAAAAATAAGCATTAACTTTGCAAGATATAGTAATAAAGGTACATTGAGCACTATTATAAAGTAAAAATGAAAGAACCATCCATCTTAATTAACCAAACAAGTTTTCCTAATCAACAAGCAACAGACTCCGAAAAAGAAACTATAGAATATGGTAGGCAAGTAGGAGAATCAATACAATACGAGTGGTTTAAAAGAAGTGGTAATAGTTGTAGGTTCTATGATCAATGGGTAGAATTTCACAGATTAAGACTTTACGCTAGAGGTGAGCAGCCTATAGGAAAGTACAAAAACGAGATATCAGTAGATGGAGACTTAAGTTATTTAAATCTAGACTGGACCCCGGTCCCTATCATACCTAAATTTGTAGACATTGTTGTAAATGGAATGGCAGACAGGTTATTTGACGTGAAAGCGGTAGCTCAAGACGCTATGTCTGCAGAGAAAAAACATAAGTTTCAAGAGATTATAGAAGCAGATATGGTGGCTAGACCAATGTTAGAAGCTACAGAAGCAATGTTTGGAATAGACATGTTTAATACTCCTAAGCAAGATTTACCAGAAAGCAATCAAGAGCTGTCTCTTTATATGCAAATGAATTACAAACCAGCAATGGAAATTGCAGAAGAAGAAGCTATAGATACTATATTAGAACAAAATCATTATAAACAAAGAATACAAAAGCAAGTAAACTATGACCTTATGGTTTTAGGTACTTCATTTGTTAAACATCAGTTTCTTCCTAACTCAGGTATATCTGTAGAGTATGTAGATCCAGCTTCTTTAGTATATAGCTACACAGAAAGTCCAACCTTTGATGACTGCTTTTATTTTGGAGAAGTAAAACAAGTTCCAATAACAGAGTTAGTTAAAATTAATCCAGATATTTCTCTTGAAGAAATGGAAGAGATTTCTCAGATGTCATCTTTATGGTACAACTATTATGGAATAATAAGACCTTATCAGGATAGTTTATTTCAAAAAGACGTAGTTACTCTATTGTATTACAATTATAAGACCACACGAAAAATGGTTTATAAAAAGAAGTACATGGATAATGGAGGTGAAAAAGTAATAAGAAAAGAAGATTCGTTTAATCCTCCAGTTGAAGACCAGGAAAGATTTGAGAAACTAGAAAAAAGAATTGATGTATGGTACGAAGGTATCATGGTTATGGGTACTCAAAAAGTTATAAAGTGGGAATTAGCCAAGAACATGGTAAGACCTAAGTCAGCTTCACAATATGCTTTACCTAATTATATAGGATCAGCTCCTAGAATGTACAAAGGTAACATTGAATCTTTGGTTAGAAGAATGATTACGTTTGCTGATTTAATACAGGTAGTTCACTTAAAACTACAACAAGTTATTTCCAGGGTAGTTCCAGATGGTGTTTTTATAGATGCTGACGGACTTAACGAGATAGATTTAGGAACTGGAGCAGCATACAACCCTGAAGACGCTTTAAAGTTATATTTTCAAACGGGTAGTGTTATTGGTAGAAGTTATACTCAAGATGGTGAATTTAATAATGCTAGAGTTCCAATACAAGAATTAGGCACCAATAGTGGTCAGGCAAAAATGGCTAGTTTAATAAGCACTTATAACCATTATTTAAATATGATTAGGGATGTAACCGGATTAAACGAGGCTCGTGATGCTTCTACTCCGAACCCAGATGCTTTAGTAGGATTGCAAAAATTAGCTGCTTTAAATTCAAATGTAGCTACTAGACACATATTAGAAGGAAACATACAGATTACACAAAAACTAGCAGAAGCTTTATCTTGTAGAATTGCCGATGTCCTAGAATACGCAGAGTTCAAAGAAGAGTTTGCTATGCAAATAGGTAAATACAATGTATCTATATTAAATGACGTAAAGGATTTATATCTTCATGATTTTGGAGTGTTCTTGCAAGTAGCGCCAGATGAAGAACAAAAAGCTCAACTCGAAGCTAACATTCAAATAGCAATGCAGCGTGACCAAATATCATTAGAAGATGCAATTGACATCAGAGAGATTAAAAACCTTAAGATGGCCAATGAATTATTAAAGCTTAAACGAAGAAAGAAGCAAGAGCAAGATGTAGCTAGAGAGAATCAAAAAATGGAAATGCAAGGTCAAATGAACATGCAATCTCAGCAAGCAGCTTCTCAATCTAAAATGCAATCTATACAGGCAGAGATGCAAGCTAAGATAGAAATAGAAAAATCAGAAACAGAATTTGCTATACAAAAACTACAACAAGAAGCAATACTTAAGAAAGACTTAATGGCTGAAGAGTTTATGTATCAGATGCAATTAAAAGGTGTAGATGTAGGTAGCCTTCAAGAAAGAGAGAGACAAAGAGAGGATGCTAAATCTTCTAGAATATCAAAACAAAACACCGAACAGTCTAAACTAATACAACAAAGACAAGATAAACTTCCTCCAATAAACTTTGAATCAAACGAAGACAGTTTAGACGGCTTTGACTTCGCAGAGTTCAACCCGAGGTAGAAGTAAAAAAAAGTTAGTAACTTTGTACAATTAAATCAAATCAAATCAAATGGATAATATAAAAGTAAGAGCTCTAGACGGGGATGAAGAAAAGTCAATGTCAGAAAGAGAAGCGGATCTGTTAAAGAAGGCAGGGCAAAGGCAAGAAGAAACTACAACAGAAACAACAGAAGTTCCTGCAGAAGCACCAGTTGTTAGCGCAGAAACTAAAGTTGAAGAGAAAGTAGAAGAGAAAGTAGAAAATAAACCCTCTTTAAAAGAGGAAGAAGTTCTTTCATTTATTAAAAATAGATATGGTGATGAGGTTTCGTCATTAGACGATTTAACTTCTAAACGTAAAGATACACCAGACCTTCCTGAAGAAATAGTTAATTATTTAAACTACAAAAAGGAAACTGGAAGAGGTCTAGATGATTTCATGAGATTAACAAAAGATGTTGATGGCATGAATGAAGACCAGTTGCTGTTTGAATTTTGGAAACAACAGAAGCCACACTTAGATTCAGATGATGTTGATTTTGAACTTAATGAAAGGTTTTCATACGATGAAGATGCAGATGATGCTTCTGATGTTCGAAAAAGAAAGATAGCAAAGAAAGAAGAACTTGCAAAAGCAAAAGAGTACTTTAACAAACTCAAGGAAACATATAAGACAAAAGTTGAGTCAACAAAGGATTTTATACCTGCCGAAGAGTTAGAGGATTTTAACGCTTACAAGAACAATAAAACAGAGTCACAACAATCACAAACTGAAGCGACCAAAAGATCGGAATATTTTTCTGAGAAAACAAACGAGTTATTTAATGAGAAATTTGAAGGTTTCGAATTCAAGTTAAACGACAAGTCTCTAAAATATAAACCTGCTGATTCGATTAAATTAAAAGAGTCACAGTCAGATCTTAATAACTTCGTAACTAAACACTTGAATGAGGATGGTTACTTAAAAGATGCCGCTTCGTATCATAAGTCACTTTCGTTAGCTATGCACCCGGATTCATTTGCTAAGTTCTTTTATGAACAAGGTAAGTCAGATGCGGTAAATGACATAACTAAAGAAAGTAAAAACATTGATATGAATGGCATTCGTAACGCAACTCAATCAGCGTCTAGTGGAGGTTTTAAAGTCACATCAGTTAGTAGTGGTAGTGGTTCTGGATTAAGAATAAAAAGTAACAAAAATAAAAACTAATAACTAAAAACAAAAACAATGGCAGGATCATTAAACGCTGGTGGAGTTGCATTAACTCCCAGTTCGGTAAAGGCAGCTTTACCAAGTAATTATATAACTGATTTCAATTTTTTGAGTCAGTACTTACCTGATACTTACGAAAAAGAATTCGAAAGATACGGTAACAGAACAATCGCAGCTTTCTTACGTATGGTAGGAGCTGAAATGCCTACTAACTCAGACCTTATCAAATGGGCAGAGCAAGGTAGACTACACACAAAGTACGAAGGATGTACTACAACAGCAGCTGATGGTGCTACTGCTGTTACTAACGTTCCTTGGATAACTGCAGGGGGTGTAGCTTGTAACTTTAGAGTAGGTCAAACACTTTTCATTTCTTTAGAAGGTGGATCAACTTCAAACAAAGCTATCGTAACAGCAGTTGGTCTTGGTACTACAGCTAATACAGTTGATTCTTTTGAAGTAGCTTACTACGAAGCATCTCAAGCAGTCGGAATGGGTGCTGGTGCAGCTACTATTTTCGTATACGGTTCTGAATTTCAACAAGGAACAACTGGAATGGTTGGATCTTTAGAAGCTGAAGACATCTTCTTATCTAACAAACCAATTATTATCAAAGACAAGTATGTTGTTTCTGGTTCTGATATGGCTCAGATTGGATGGGTTGAAGTAACTACTGAAAACGGAGCTACTGGATACTTATGGTATTTAAAGTCTGAGCATGAAACAAGACTAAGATTTGAAGACTACTTAGAGATGTCTATGATCGAAGGTGTTGTTGCTTCAGATGCTTCTGGTGCTTTAGCTAACTTTAGTGGTTCAGCTTACCCAGCAGGAACAGCTATAGCTAACAATGTAGGTACTGAAGGAATGTTCGAAGCTATTGAGGCTAGAGGAAATGTATGGGCAGGTGGTTTTCCAACTACTTTAGCTGCATTTGATACTATAATCAAAAGGTTAGACAAGCAAGGTGCTATTCAGGAAAATGTAATCTTTGTTGATAGAAATTTCTCTTTCGCAATTGATGACATGTTAGCAGCTCAAAACTCTTACGGTGCAGGTGGTACTTCTTACGGATTGTTTGACAATGACGAAGAAATGGCATTAAACCTTGGATTCAAAGGATTCAGAAGAGGTTATGATTTCTATAAGTCAGATTGGAAATACTTAAACGATGCTACTTTAAGAGGTGGTATTAGTGGTGGAAAAGTAAGCGGTGCTTTAGTACCAGCTGGTTCTACTTCAGTATACGATCAAATCTTAGGAAAAAATGCTAAGAGACCATTCTTACACGTAAGATACAGAGCTTCTGAAACAGAAGACAGACGTTACAAAACGTGGATGACCGGTAGTGCTGGTGGTGCTGCTACTTCAGATTTAGATGCGATGGAAGTCAACTTCTTATCTGAAAGAGCTCTATGTACTATGGGTGCAAACAACTTTGTATTGTTCAAAGGATAAAAAAGACAATTATATATGGGGGCTTCGGCCCCCTATTATTTACTTAATTAAATTAAATCAAATGAAAAAACAAGTATTAAAAGACAGGATGTATAGGTTAAAGTCAGATAAGACGCCTATCTCCACTATGATTAATTCAACTCACTCAGTTAGTAACCCTTTATTACACTTTGATGAAGAAAAGGGAATCAACAGGGCAATGAGATATGCCAAAAACCAAAAGTCTATTTTCGAAGACGAACAAGATAAAAATGTATTAATAGAGCCTATTGTATTTGAAGATGGATTCTTAAACACTAAAAGATCAGATACACTACTTCAACAATTTTTAGCTCTTCACCCTTTAAATGGAACTCTTTACGAGGAAGTAGATTTAGAGCGTGATGCTCAGGTAGAATTAGATTTCTTAACTCTTGAAATAGAGGCGTTAAAAGAAGCTTCTGATTTACCAATTGAAAAAATGGAAATGATAGGAAGAGTTTTAATGGGAAACAGAGTAGATGGTATAAAAACTAACGAACTAAAAAGAGACATATTAGTTTATGCTAAACAAGATCCAGAAGGATTTTTAGAAATGCTAGACGATAGTGACTTAGAGTTAGAAGAGTTGGTAATTAAATCTTTTGAGCAAAACTTGATTACTTATAGAAAGCAAAAAAGAGAAATCTATTACAATCTAAAAGAAAACAAAAAAAGAATTATTACTGTTCCATTTGGCGAAGACCACAAGCGTTCATTAATGTCATATTTTAAGACAGATGATGGGCTAGAAGTCTTAGAGCTACTTGAAAAGAAAGTAAAATAAACACTAAATAAGGGAGGCTTCAAAGCTTCCTTTTTTTTTGCTTACCTTTGTAAGATTATTAACCACTTAATTTTTTAAACAATGCAAAAGTTTTTAAGTATACCAGTTACAGGCGAGCAAAAACAATTAGTCTCAGCCAACGACATTAAATTAATAGAACAAGCTTCTACAACTACCGTAAAAATTGTTTATGGCGGAGGAAAAATCACAACCATCACTCACGCAGCAGCAGCTTCAGGAAACGAAGAAATGAGAGATGCTATTCAAGACGGAGTAGTTAGCATTTTAAGCCAAAGATGGACTAATGTTACTATTGACTTAGTAATGCCAAAAGCAGTAAGCGCAATCATCATATTGTAATATATGGAAAAGTTTTTAAACGTACCCGTATATCTTCTAGTAACCAATGGAGGTCCTTTAACTTCCATTACTCCTACTGGAGGTTCCGAACTTCAAGTTTCTTCAGCTACATTTTTAGCAGACGTTTCTTTAGGTGACATTGTTCATAACGCAACTGCTGATGATTACTATTTAGTAATTAACATAGCTAGTAATACTCAGTTAGATTTAACACCTTTAGAAGGTGCGGCAGCTAATATACCAGCTTCTCAACAAGTTTACATTCATTCAGGTAGCTCTTACAATAATCAACTAGTTTCCATAGGTGACGTAGGATTAATAGAGCAACTTAGCACAAGTACAACTACCATTGCTTATGATGGACCCAGCGCAACTGATTTGATAACTTTAGTTCACACGCCAGTAGCTTCTGGAAGTGAGGCAATGAGAGATCAAGTACAAGAGCAAATGGAAGAGGCTTTAATAACTTCATGGACTAATGTGGCTCCAGAGGCAGTTTTCTTGAATCAAAAAGTTATTGGAATTAGCATAGGCTAACTATAAACCAAAACAATTACTATAAGAGTCTCCAAGTGGGGCTCTTTTTTTTTGCTTATCTTTGTGACAAATAGCTTTCGATGATCAACGAGGTAAGAAATACCGTACTATCCATACTAAACAAGAACAACAACGGGTACTTAACACCAGAAGAATTTAATTTATTTGCAAACCAAGCACAACTAGAGGTCTTTGAAGGATACTTTTTTAGCTTAGCTAATTGGACAAAGAAACAAAATCAAAGAATGTCAGGAGAGTCTTACGCTGATATTGTAAAAGAAATGAAAGAAGTTTTGGATACTTTTTCAGTATCTAGTGCTTTAACTCATGTAGCAACTGGTTCATTTACATTACCAAACGACTGGTATACTTTACTAAAACTAGAAGTAGTTCCAACAACAGCTCCAATAACTTATACAGAAATAGAAAGAGTATCTCAATATAAAATAGGAAAGTTGCTTTCTTCTAATTTAACATCTCCTAACGCTTCTTATCCAGCTTATGTAGTTGGTCCAGCACCTATTACTACTCCTATTAGCCCTACTGCTAACACAGTCCAGGTTTACCCACAAAGCATTACTACAGATGTTTTATTAACATACGTAAGATATCCTCAAACTCCAGCATGGACATATACCACTATTGGTGCAGATGGTGATCCAGTATTTGACCCTACTAGTGCATCTTACCAAGATTTTGAATTGCCACTTTCAGATGCAATAGATATTACTATTAAGATATGCGAATACGCAGGAATAAGTATTAGAGAGCAAGCGGTAGTTAACTTTGAAAAAAGCGAAGAAATCCTACAAATTAAAACCGAATCTTAATGGCTTATATAACTGACAGAAAATATTATACTAATGACGATGTTGTTCCTAAGAATTCAAACTGGGGAGATTATCAGTACGTATCACTAGCCGATGTGGTAAACAACTTTGAGTTAATGTATTCAGGAGATGATAAATTAGTCAGTAATGTCACTAGGTATAATATATTATTTCACGCTAAAAGAGGCATACAAGAAATAAACTACGATGCTTTAAAAAACATAAAAATATTAGAGCTACAAGTTACTGATGACTTAAAATATATACTTCCTTCTGATTACGTTAATTATGTAAGAATATCTCTTTATGAAAATGGAGTTTTACGTCCTTTAATTGAAAACTTTCAAACTAATTTTTCTTCAGCTTACTTGCAAGATCATACCGCTGAGATATTATTTGACATAAATGGTAACGCTTTAAGACCAGAAAACTCTACTATAGATTTACAAAGAATAAAAGGAACTAGACCTACATTGTATTTAAACATTGGGCACCCATATCATAATAAAGAAGGTTATTGTTGTGATGGAGAATGGTACTTTGGTTTTTCTATGGGAGGTCAGTATGGTTTAAATACAGAACTAGCTAATCAAAATCCTAATTTTAGAATAGACAAGGCAGGTGGAGTAATTAACTTTAGCTCTGAAATGGGCAATAGACTTGTTGTTTTAGAATACATATCAGATGGTATGGAAAATGGAGATGATAATCAAATAGTTATTAATAAACTAGCTGAAGATTACTTATATGCTTATATTAGATGGGCGCTTTTAGAGAACAAGTTAAATATTCAAGAGTACATTATAACAAGAGCTCGAAAAGAAAAAACTGCTAAACTTAGAAACGCCAAAATTAGATTAAGCAACTTGCACCCTGGAAGACTTTTGATGCCTTTAAGAGGAAGAGATAAATGGATTAAATGAAATTAACAAGAACATTCACCAAGGGGATAATGAACAAGGACCTCGATGAGCGTCTTATACCCCCTGGACAATACCGAGATGGCCAAAATATAGGCGTATCAACATCTGAAGATTCTAATGTAGGTTCCATTGAAAACATGTTGGGGAATACTCAGGTTGGAGGTGACTTAAGTTATTTAAGTTCTGCTGCTAAATCCATAGGGGCCATTGCTAATCCTGCTTCTGAAGAATTTTATTGGTTTGTTAAAGACACTAACTTTGATTA